GTCCAAGTTAATTACAAACCTATCATCAGGGTTTATGTAACTGTAGAATGAATCTTCAGAGGAGACATCTTTAAACCTTGAATAAATGAACTGATTTTTATTTTGATCTGATTGGTACGGAGCCAATGATTTGATTTGACCAAATTGGTTATTTGCGTCAACTGTTGGATTGGTCAATACGATTGGCGTAAGATCATACTTTCTTTGTCTGTTATAATCTATGTCAGCAGAATCATAAGTAGGTCTAGAATCGCTTTGTTGTGCAGCTGCATTATCTAGATATGGGTAAACAGCAGGAAGTACTACAGTTCCATTCTGTGCTTCTGCTAAAGTAAATCCTGGGTTTTCAGACTGGAAAGCCATCTTAAGCCTAGACCCGGCAATTCTAGCTATAAGTTGCAATGGAGTTTGTACAGCATTCGATATGTTGATAAAGAATGTCTTATTTACAATAGCACCCTTTGGATCATCAAGGTTTGCAACCTCATCTGAATAAAATCCTGCAAAAACTCTATTTACAGTGTCTCGAGCAATAGGAATTGTAGTACCAGATTCATCGACAAGTTGTATTTTAAGCTCACCAATTCCTTGGTTTAGTATTTCAGCAAATTGGTTGATACTATTTTGGAATTCTGTTAGTTTAGAGAATAGATCTATAGGTGTCTGCTCAGAAGATAAAAATCCAGACGCGATAACGTTAGAAGTGTGTGCAAAATAATTTTCATTTGCTGTGAATGAACTGCTTAAGTGCTCATCAATCCCTTTAGTTTCTAAGTCTTCTTCTAATGCTATTCTGGCTTGGTCCTCTCGATTTTGTTCTAAAATTTGAACGACGGCGTTATCTGAACTCAGGTCTGCTGGGAATTCCACTCTTATAGGCTCAGAATAATCGCTTATTAAAGGATTGCTCGGCCAACCGGCTTCTGACACCGATCTAACTGATATTTCTACAATCTCGCCCTTTCTAATAGGAATATCAAGCTGGTTAATGTTTATTTCCTCTGCATTCTCGTTATCGATATTTGCCCATTCGTATTTGCCAGTTAGTGAGTCTAATGTTCTAGGCCTAATTACACTATCTACTAATACATAGTTAGAAAATGCGCCCTGGCTTGTACTATCTCCATCTGTGAAGGTAATTTGATCAACAGGATTTGCTGCGCCGTCTGCTGAAAGATAACGATATCTAATTTGAAATTTAACAATTTCTTGTACTCCAGTCTCAGGCGCAGTTCTTTCGGTAGGCATTTGCCAAAATCCTCGTACTCTGAATTTAGGCGCTGCGCTTTCTATTGAGTTATCTTCTGCAAATGAAAGTATTTCTGTAACAACTGATGCAAACAGGTCACTTTTAGATGACCTCTCTGTGATGAGTCCTCTAAGCTCACTCTTATCAGCATCACGTTCGACTTCAGTTGCATATGCTGTGGTTTGTATTCGAGTACGCTTTTGATCTATAGCCTGGTCTAATTGCCGTAACTCTGCAGAAAGTGTATTTTTCTGATTATTTAGATCAACTATTTGCACAGATGTTGCAGAGTCTGTAATCTGGCCATTTATCAGTTTTACTTCAAAGTTAGTTGAATCTAAAGTTGGTGCATTAGGTTTTAGCCCTTCGCCTGATGTTGGTATTTTATCATTAGCAAAAGATAATAAAAATTTACCGAAGTCAACTGCCTGGCTCTGATAAAATTCAGCTAATGTCTGCTCAGTGCCATCGATGTTGAATGTAGTAAGATCGTTAGTGTAGAATGCAGAACCTGGTGACCAGTTAGTTGCTGGTATTTTTGAATCAGGATCAATTGGCTTTAAGAACACAACCGACCTTTCATCAAATCCAACTGCAACTTCTACACTCAATGTTTCGTCGGCGGCTGAAGATATTTTCAGAACATCAGATCCAATACTAATAGCCTTAGATCCTTCAACTAGCTCTAGCACTACTGAATTGGTTGTTGAATCAACCTGAGATACAGTGTATCTAGTATCAACAGGATTTGACACAACTTCTAGGCTGTCACCAACCTTAAGTTGTACTGTATCTTGGAAATCAGCATCTACGCTTGAATAAGATAATTTATTTAGCTTATATAGCTTTTTAGTTGTTGTAATAGATACACCGTTGATTTCTTCTGTTACATCAACTTCATTGATTCTAATAACACTAAACTTACCAAAGAATCTTTTATCTCTAGGTGGCAAATCAATAACATCCTCATCTAAAATATAAGAGATGTTTCTAGTTACAAGTTCTTCAAGAAATTCGTTATAGTCGACATCGGACTTACCTTTGTAAGTTTCATCAAAGAAGTTAATCTTTGCTTGAGTGTTTGTGTCTAAAATATATCGTTTAACAACAGCTCTTTCTGTATCGATAGGAGCCTGTCCAGTTATATCAAATGTTACAAATAAAAGAGGGTTTATAAGACTCTCAAAAAAGAAATTAGATTTAAATTCAAACTGGTTAACTGAGTTTATGCTAGTTAAATCTTGTGCTTCTGTTGGAAGCTTTGAAAGTGCTAGCTTTCTAAAAGTACCATCAGGTAGTCTTAGCGAACTTCCTGCTCCTGTTAAATTTGTTATTGTATCAATGTTAGAATCAAGCCTTTCGATTGAGTTTTTCAAAAAGCCAAAGCTTGGTATAGTTACCTTTTGTATTCTACCATCTTGGTTTTGTAAATCAATAGTGACAGACTCTCTATTTGATGTAATAGCCTGGTTAACCTTCTCGAAACTCTGCAAAGAGTTATTAAAAAGTCTAAGTAGTTCAGGTAAGAGAGTTGATAATGAATTTTGTTCTGCCATCCTTTTCTTTACTTATTTATTTAATAATGTCAAAGGTGAAATTAAGCACTCCTTGTTCTAGACAAATAAATTCAATTATGGGTCTTGTGCTTAAATCACTACTTGTTATATTAGCAATCTCCTTACCGTAAACACCAGTTCCTAATCTGTTAGATGAATCAGTAAATACTCTTATATTTCTAGATGTGTCTAGATCAGTTGTGAATACTAATCTTACAACCTGACCAGTTTTAAACTGTGTTGCTAGGTCGTCAATATAAATTAAAAGATCACCACCTGCAGTATTTTCAACAGGCAATCTTAACATATTAGTATATGTGGCCAACTCTACAAATACCTTTGGTATTGCAACATTTATATTTAAAGGAGCACTTGCAGTTATTTCAGTGCCATTTTCGTCAACAGGGGACATAAATTTATATTGTTGTACATTAGAGCTAAACGTAATTTGGTTAGGAACTGTTTTATCTAATGTTATACCTGAACCCTGTCTTAGAACTGATGTATTATATTGTAATGTTGTAGAAACAGTTCCGTTTGCAAGATTTTGAATCTCATCAGCATTTTTAGCAATCAGATCAAGCAGTGTGCTACTATTTTGTAAAGCTATGCCAGTTTGGTTAAACTGGTTTTGCAAACTATTGATCTGTGATTGCAGCGAAGTTGCATCTGAAATACCATCAAGGGTGTTCTCTAATCCAGTGACCCTAGTTTCCAACCCATTTAATGTAACTTGTTGGTCTTGGAATATTCTAGCAGATTCTTGCAATTGTGCAGTGGCTTCACTAAACAGTTGCATTGAGAACGTATTGTAATCATTTATGATCGTGTCAACGCCAGATGTCCCTGGAGCGGCATCAAACCTAAGGTTTAGCTTGAATCCAAATGAATTACCATTCTGGCCAGTAGCTGCGTTAGGTTTAAATTTTGGAGATCTTTCGATGAAACCACCATCTGTTGTGGGAGTGATATTATCTAGCAGTAAAAGTCCATATAGGTTAGTCGTATTGTTTGACGAATCATTTACATCGACCATATCATAATAGACTAGCACAGAATTAAACTCAAAGTTGCTAGATAGATCTGTACCATTAAATTGAGATATTGTACTAATTGTTGGATCACTTGTGATCTGCTGATAGTCATTACTTTTGAAGTCAACAGAAATACCATCTAATCTAGATCTGAGATAAGCAACACCAGTGAATCCAGCTGGGCTTCCATAGTCTGCAGGATATTTTCTTATTTCAACAGTTGTCGGGTCATTTAAGGCAAAAGGCTCAGTGAAGTATGCATCAGTTACAGTTGGAGGAGTTTGTTCGTTCATCCAATTTGCATTCGGATCAGTATATCCTGCTGGACCTGGTCCTTGTAATGCTTCATCATAATCATAGAAAGCATTCATAGACAGTCCCTGTGGATGTGACGATGAGGCGTTTCTACCTGCTATGAATTCACTGCTACCCTGAATCTTTAGATTGGCAGAGTAATTTTCATCACTCAAAGATTCGAATAGTATAGTTGGTGTACCCCCAACTTCGGTGGGCACATTTATATAAACCTCAGTATATGATTCTCCAGCTAGTTCAACGTTGTTAACAACATCAATGTCCCCGATATATTTTACAACTCTTCTGTACTGCTGAGTACCAGTAGTTATTTCATCTTCTTCAGTGAATAGTTGTCCTGTAGCCGTACCGGATTGCTCAAGAGATGTGGCATTACGAAAGCGAATAGCTCCTGTCTCCTTAAGCCATTTAAAAAATACACGCTCAGAAACTGATTTATTTGTTGTATTGTCGTAATTAGTGTCGCTAATAATTAGCTCCTCTATATTTAAAGCATAGTTTTGAAAACTTTCTGTAAAGTTTACATTTGGATCTGCTTTAAGACCTCCATTATTGATCATGCCATCAATAGTATCAAATTGCATAAAGTTTTGCTTACTGCTAAAACTATTAAAATTGAGTCTATCAAAATCAGGCAAGTTCAAAAGAACAAATTTAGAAAACACCAAACGTAAATTATCGTTGTTAAGCGTTCTAGACAAGTCCCTTGCAGCGGATGAAAATGTATAGAATGTCCCACCCTGCGCTTGAGGTGTTTTAATTAGAGGCGTTGTTGCCATTTATACTTTTTAATTTTTATGATATTACGTAACCGTTACCTCCGACGAGATACCAGTCACCATTTCCTGTTCCATCATCAATACACAAAAGATGAACGCTGTCACCCTTTTCGCTTAGTGTCAATGTCGGAGTAGATCCAGCCCCAGGTAGGACTAATGCGTTTACAGCACCTGTAATTTCAACAGCACCTGTGTTTGCCTCAGAATAAACAAAGAAAATCTCTTGTCCAATTGCACCATCGTTAAGCAAGATATTAAGTGATCCAGTATCTGCATTTCCTACTCTTTCGATTGTGTAAGGAGGAACTGCAGTGCTCGTTCCAACATTAATCGTTAGTGATGCTCCAGCAAATGTATCGTTTAAGACCTGTGGGTCAATGTCATTTCTTACCAATCCACCGCCTGTTAGAGTAAGATCACCATTGTTAATATCAACGTCAGTTAGTATATCAAAGGTACTAGCATTTATATCAAGCAGGACAGTGCTTAAGCCTACGCGCAATGCCTCTGTTCTAAGATCGTTTAGGTTGGTAATAGTACCAGCACTTGGGTTTATGTAATTTTCAATTGAGTTTATTTCAGCTGCTAGAATGTTAAAGTTATCGTTAATAACTAATCTAGAGCCTGATATTGAATCTGTTCCGAGGATTTCCGTAACGCTAATTGCCATGTTTTTATTATTTTATTATTGTTTATTTATTTAATTACAACCATGTTTCTGGTAGTTGAGTATTTATTTCCATTAGAATCTTCTAGTTCTAAAGATATTTCATATTTACCTTTTTCCTTAAACATATATGTCAAATGTTTACTTTCAAAATATATATCTATGCCGGTTTTACCTGTAGTTTCTTTAATTCTCCACTTGGGATTTTTCTTTCCAGCTATTTTACATTTATCGTAGACAAACATGGCCCAAGTATATCGAGGTAGCACCTTTCCATCATTTAAAAACTTAACGGTATTATATGTTGGATTATTAGTTCGGCTTTGTCCTGAGTCAAATATGATACTTTCACATCCAGTGGCTACAATATCTGCTGAGGTTGATTCTCTACAAATCCTGTTACCATTTTGATCTATCATGTCAATACTTGTAAAGTCACCATACTTACCAGCATATCTAGCAGTTGCTTGTATATAAACGACAGAATCACCAGTTGCTGTGCTTTTTAAAACAGCATTGTAAATATATTTGCTTATAATAGGGTCTGTTGATTCGTTTAGCTGGCGCTTTGCTTCCAATAACGTTGATGTGCTTGTTGGAAAGAAATGTGTTCCAACTTCATTATTAACATCTATAATTTGCAAAAATGACCCAGGCTCTACTTGATCAAATTCAAAATAGGCAGGAGTGTCTCCAGTTACCCTTGTCATGTCCCACCATAAATGGTAAGTATCATTCCAACTCCCCGTATCCATGTTGTCCCAGTAGTATGGTCCAGCAAAACTTACCTTTCCATTGCTTTGAAAGTTCATCATTTGGAAGCTGGGTGTTGCATTTATTCCAAACGTGTTTAATATTGCGTTCACGCTGTCTAAGGAATCATAAAGAGCAGGAGTTTCATCATTCACTAACACCTTTGGTGGTATAGGAAGATCCCAAAAAGCACCATAATCTCCCCATGTATATTTGCTATCTTGCCATTTATATTCCAGTTGCCTAGCCTGATACCATCCACTGAATTCAACCTCAAGTGGTTCAACGCAGATAAAGTCAGACTTTATAGTTGATGAAATATTATTATATAGATCAAATAATTTTAATTCTACATTATATTTACCCAGCCCTGGTAAAATTACTGGTATAGAATCTAGCTCGTCTATGCTTCCTCTTATGGTATAGAAAAAAGATCCGCTATCTGCGTCAGCATCTTTAAATACAGTCCATTCCATTTCGATGAAATTACCTCGAAGGATATTATCCCATGTATATAATAAATTTCCTGGGAGTTGGTTTTTAGTCAATGTTGCACTATTTAAACTAGAATCTAGTATCACACTAGGGACTAACCTGTTAGAGTCACTACCAGATATTACTAGTGCTATGCCATTATCATTTGTTTCTTTAGATATCTCATAAAGAAACCAGGGTCTGTTACGTGCATCTATTTCCACTTGAACTGCATCAAAAAGACCATCCACAACGTCAGATGAATTGTCTCCTAAGACTGCAGTATATCTGACATCTGTTCCTGTTATAGGATCTGTAATTATAAACACATCATTTACTGATACATTTTCAGGTATAAATTCAAATCTATAAATAACACCACTCCCGAGCTCATTATATGTTGAATTAATATCATCGTAAGTTAAGCTGTTGAACGAATCATTAGTTAAAACTACTGGATATCCTATTTCTATATCTGGCTTGTCTGGTAGCCGATTACTTGATCTGCCTGGTATGTGGTCAAGCGTATTAATATTAGGAGCATATCTACTGAAATATGCTAAATAAAAATCTGCTATATCAGAAATAGTAAAATCATTACCATCAACCGGTTCTCCAAGAACACTATTTAGATCAGGCCCAAATAGAGTAGCTTCAATTTCTTCACCTGTGTCATATGGGCCTAGTACTAAATTCTGACCAGGATAACCTGGTATTGGGCATATAAAGGTTTGCCCAATTATAGCATTGTCTACCTTTGTACATGGTGGAGCTAATTTTAAAAGGTCTCTAAGATCTTTTATATTACCACATCCGTCAGGAGTGATCTTAAAATCTACATTTACACCCGCGGTTATAGAATTAGTAAGGTTTCTACTTATAGAATTAGTAACTTCGTTCAAACCAAAAAAGTCAGCCTCACCGATTATATCCTTAATTCTTGCATTGAGCGGCAAAAAGTCTTTTTCAAGTTTTCTTTTTAGTCCGAACAATTTTATGATCACCTCTTCGGTTGTAAATTCACTTGTCTCTTCTGTTATTGGAAGATCTTCATCTGTGAATTCACCAGGTTTTATGTCGTTTAATTTATAAACTAAAGAGAATAAGCTTGTTTTTCTAAACTTCTTATTTGGTAAAGTTATACTTTGATCGTTAAAGTCGCTTGTCTTCATGTCAAGTACTACAGGTGTAGTTTGAATATACTTACCATATTTGGGAGAAGCCTTATCGATGTTCTTCCAATATTCTCTTATTGACATATTATCATAGCCGAAATACTTAAGAGCATTTACGAGTCCTTTGTACGAGCCTATGAATGGGTAAATGTTATGGCCCTCCATTATTATCTCCCTACGCTTTCTGTTTATTTCCTCAAAGTTAGGTAGGATCTCGTTTATGTCAGTGTTTCTGAATATTGTACTATCGGTATCAATTATATTGTAACCTAAGTTTTGAGTTATAACCTTTAGCCTTTCATCTTCTTCAACTGACTCTCCGTAAAAAGTTATTTCTGCCAAAACCGTGTTTGTAACAGTATCAGTTATTACAAGTGTTCTCCTGTAAGTATTTCCTGTACTAGAACTAAAAGCTACATTAATTTCTAATGCCGCAGATGTAATTATAGATGTTTCAAGGAAATCGTTTGTAAGTTGTACTTGATTCGCATCGTAATCTAATTTGTAAAAGATCTCGTCGTGCTCTTCTAAAGGTGGACCATCAGGCTCTCTTAACAACGCAGACTGCGTGCCCGACTGAAATGTTTTGTCGAAAGAAAATAGAAATATCTGTGTTGGATCAGTATCCTTCCAATCCACATTCCACCCCTCGCCTCCATATACTGAGAAGCCGCCATTAGTGGACGCACCATGATTCATCGCACTATTTGGCATGTAAAAATCTATACCGGGATATTGGGTAAATCTATGAACATGAGCTAAACCGTTTGGTAGGCCTCCCATCGGTGGTCCATCATTCGCATCAATTGCATCTTGCTCATTAGTGTAAAGTGGATAATAATATCCTGTGCCATTACTAAAAACACTTTCGTCTGTGCCATAAACTGCCCAAGGACCAGACTGGTCTGTGTTAGGAATACTTTCGGCAGTTGTGTGTGGGTATCCAAACTCAAACGTATTCGTGCTTGCATTTACAAATTCTTGTACTATGAAGAGTTGTGCAGTTTCAAATAGATTTATAGAAACCTCCGACATGTAAATATCACCAGTCCATTTGTCATTAGTCTGATCATACTTAAAGTTTAGGTTTTTACCATTCTTATCAAAAAATTGTAATTTACTCCAGAGTCCCATTAGTTGATTTTGTCATAATCTTTTGGCACTGCAAAATTATTGTATATTCTCAAAAATTTAACAGAGTTAATGTATTTAACCATGATAGGTGTAAGGTGGTTTTCTAAAAATTCCCTCAGATTTTGGTTTCTAAACATGTAATTAGACAAAGTTCTATTCATTAACGTTTTAGAATAGTCATAACCCAGGCCCTTTAATTCCCATCCTTCTTCATAAGTCGCTTTAAATCTACTATCAAATCCTACTCTTCTATCCATGTCAAATTATATTTAAGTACCGTAATTAGAGTCAGTCAGTGTATTAGGCCCTCCAAGTTGACCAGTAGTTCTAGTACTTGTTGTCGGCGCATTTGAGCTGATTGCTGGCGTAGTACCCCTATTTCTTCTTAAATTATTAAATGCATTCTGTTGTAAGTTTGAGTATAGATCATTCGGTACTGTGTCCTTGAAGAAAACATTTAATGGCCCAATTTTATTTCCTTCTGGCACATCGTTATAATAGTTTCCTTGTCGATCTTCCCAGCCACCTCTTATAATTGCTAATTCTTGTTCACCAATCACTATATCACCAAAACTATCTAAGCCAAGACCTGGGTCTTCTCCCTGTTCTAGCACTATTTTTTTATTCTCTATTAGAACTTGCTGGTCTGTTGCAGGATCAGTACCAAAGACTGGCACAAAATAATATCCATTTCTAATTGCATCTTCGTTCTCTTGCGATACAAAGAATACACTTACTGAATCAACACCTGGAGTCTGCTCTATCAATGCGACTAAGTCGGATCTTGGTATTCTATCACGACGCTTGACCGATAAGAAATAATCATTTAGGGTTTTTCTAATACTATTTCTAATTTCAGCTTTATCAAAATTTTCAAAATATCTAAGAATTATATTTACAGCATATCTTTTAATTTTTGGATCTACAATCCTAACTTCAGCTGTTACGACCTGTCTACCGCTTTCGTTGAGTATTTCTTTGACCTGTTCCTTTTCATCTGCTGTTAACGAGAATTCATCTTCGGGAACTGTAAAATAGTCTAAATTAGTTGTTAGCTTTTTTTGAATATCAGGTATCAAAAACAAATAAATGATATTATCATCATCTAAATACTGATCATCCTTTGTATTATATGCATTAATAAAGCTAAAGAAATCATACTTTCTTAAAAAATATATGTAGTTGTCTGGATTTGCTAAAACAAACGATCTGCTTGCACTTGGCGCAATGAGCCTAGTTAGATCCGGATCCTCGGAATTACTGCCTAAGCTTGGATTGCGTACAATCTTTATTTGCAAGAACTTATTAAGATCGACATCTTCTCCTTGCTGATCTGTAGCAGGATCCTCAAACTCTAACGTTATGCCACTTCCACCAACATTACCGCTAGATCCACGCGTTTTCACATAATCTACTTCAATAATAGAACCAAGAGGCGGCGGAAACCCAAATTGTTGATTTCCAAAGAATATGCTAAGACCACCATTTACTGAAGTTTTCACTAGCACTGCCTTTGCACCTTTATCCATGTCATACAGAGATTCAACTATCTCGTATCTCTCAGCGTCAACTGTCACTGTTACAAGATGTTGGTCGGTTGCATCGGTAGTTGTTAAATTGTATGCCTGAATATCTCTACCAGTTCCTGTAAACTTTTGCGTATCCCTTTCTCCTTGAATTAGTTCAACATTTATAAAATCTGGATTTGATTTTTCTAGCCTTATAAAGTCGGAGTCAAAATTTAAAAAATATTTTTGATCATTGTTTACTACTTTACATTTAGCAAACCTGTTAATTTGTACATAGTCCCCTGGTATTTCTGAGGCCATTTGGTTAAGTCTAATACCAATTATTCCTCTAGCAGATATGCCACGAGTAGGATCATGACCTGTCAGCCTTGATAGTCCATAGATCGATTCGATATTTCTGGCTCTAGATATATTTGATTCAGTTGCAACGGCTTCTATATAGAAAAATATAAGTTCACCAAGGTTAGCAACTACAGTAAGGATCTGGCCAAAAGGAGAAGCAGGAGTAAATGTTTCTACAGCCTGATCATACTTTTCTTGCAAAAATCTAAAAGCATCTTGAAATAGCTCTGTAGCTTTTATTCTAGTTTTACTAAAAAATGACATTTATATTTTTAATTTTTTAAAAGACGACTCCTAATGCCCGTTGATCATTAATGAATATCTCTATCAAAGCTCCGCTTCTTTCTACCGTCTTGAAAAACTGAACCTTAGTATCATATGCAAATATATTAGGACCATTTAAGCAATAGTTTGATATTTGGGTATTTATCCTATTTCTTATTTGGCTCTCATTAGATATTAGACTAAAGAGTAAATCATCGAGATTAGCCCCGAATCCAGATGCACCTAAAACTTCATGTCTTCGAGTAAATAGAGTATTTTCTATTTTTAATAAAAACTGTGATAGCGTATCCGTTACTTCTAGCCTGTTAGGATCAAACTTAGCGGAATCAGCCTCTCTATTATAAATGTCTCTTATCATTTTTACAGAATACAGTTTTTATATATATTCTGCTCAAAAGAAATGGCATACATATTATATTTTGACCTTATGCAGTGAAAAACCAATCAGCTCCGTCATCTAACTTAATTTCTTCTATTAGCTTATCAATCTCATCAGTAGCCTCTGATTGTATTAAATCGTAATTTATTGTTATATTACCAGGTAAATTAAATTGGAAAGTACCAAGTATTCTAGATAATTGCTGTTTAGCTCTTGCAATTACATATCTCTGGAATGCCTCATCTGCAAATAATGCACAATCAGGCACTTTGATATATGCTTGAAATATAACTTCGTTTTTAGGAAGTTCTCCGAGAAATCTAAATTTATGAGTTAGCCTATTATAGGAATAGCTTATTTGTTGTTGGAGAGCCTGTCTAGCATTATCAATAAATTTTTCGTTTATAACATAGTACATTAAATTCTCACTTGCTATTCCAGCACCAGCTCCGCGATACGCATCAGAATAAACAAACTTGTCAATGGCGAAATCCCGGTCCCCGGCTGAGAATGTTTGAGACCCAAATCCGCCATCTTCACCAGCAAATCTATTTACTTCAAAAACGTTATTGATAGAATAAACCTGTTCTGGCATTGGAACAACACCTCTAGGTGAAGTTATATCAGAACTGTTCAAAACATCATCCTTACCAAAATTACCATTCATAAACGCATCAGTTGCAAATACAGCTCTCGGAAGTGCAAGATAAGTTTCTTCTACGCTATCTTCATATATTTTATAGAAATAGTCTTTAGCTCTGTTTATGATTCTAGCTAGTTCCTTTTTAGGAACTGTAAATGGTATTTGACAGGCAACAGTTAGATCGTCGTTTATTATCTTTACTAATTCATCAAGACAGTCTCTTGATGCATTATCATCACAATTTATTATAGCCATTTTAATCTATTTTTTCTATCTCAATGATCTCAACTTTGTCATTAAGATCAGCATGCTTAGTAGCGCGACCCTTTCTGAATATACCTCCTTTCATTGAACCACTAAATACACCGCGTTCTCCAAATACATATGAATCATTTACATTTACATTTCTACTAACATAGCAGTCTTCTAGTTTAGACCCTTGCACTTTAGTAGACCCAAATAAATTACACTCAAATAATGAAGATGAATTTATGTCAGAGTTGAATATATCGGATTTTACAACGTTGCCTGAAATTTTACAATCAACAATGTCAACAGATTCTAGCAAAAAACATTTTGGTAAATCTGCATCTTTAATTTGTATTCTGCCTTGGTCAGAATCGTAGTTGATCATACCTTTTTGCATGCCTGTTTCGTTTAGTATCTTTAGTATACTGTCTCTGATAACAGTCCAATAAGAATCTATTATGTTTTTAGCAGTACTAAGATCTACCAATATTTTAATATCTTTAAAATGCTTTTTAAAGTCATCGTAACTCTTATAAGATTGTATAATAGGCAAGTGTAATTTTAGTATTTTATCAAGAGCTTCTACATCTTTTTTATTGTACTCTGGGTTAACTAATACTTCATAAAGGCTTATGATGAAATGCTCTATCATACTCAAGACCTTTGGATATTTTTTCTCGTAATCCGCTCCGCCCAGATATCTAAATTCTAAATATCCCTTTGCAGCCTTACTAAAATTTACACCATAATATTTCTCTTTGACAAACTGAAAGTCCTTCCAGTTAATTTTATCAGGGGTGCGTTGAACCATTCCGCTAAGCGGTGTAACAAATTTTATTGACTTAGCATAAACCGAGTCTTTTCTATTTGGAAACGCATCGTAAACTTTATCCTCATCGAAGTTAAGTACAAACTTACCGATGTCTAAATTAGAAATATTTAGTTCTGTTCCTAATTTATCTCCGGAAAAAGAAATGTTAACATGTATCGAGCATCTGTCGTTAGTACTTCCATTCTTTTGAATCCACCCTAACATTTTGCCTAACAAGACCTTTGCTTCTGGAAACTCAAGTGCGCCTGTGACCATTTCGATCATTCCAGATCCACCGGAATTATCAGGCTCTAATTTGAACTCATTATCTGTTGGATTAAATGCACTGTGTGCTTTGTCCTCGATACGTATTTTCTTTCCTAGTAATCTTGAAAGTGAACTGGCAGTTTCTTTAAGATCTTTCTTTGAAAAGAACTCAAACTCAAATCCTATCTTGGATGCTAGTAATGCATTTTGTTTTTCGACTTTGCTTAACAAAACTAAATTTTTTATTATATATTTAGTTTGCTGCGAGAGAGAAATCTATTTTTTGTTCAACTTCATCAATTGAATTAATTCTAACCATCAATTCATCGCCTTTCGATAGCTTTTGACCCTTTTGTTTTGATATATGGAGCAATCCACTAATACCTTCTTCTAACTGAATAAAACTACCGTATTTTGCTACCTTTACAACCAATCCCTTTGTTATTAAACCTGCTCGATACTTTTCACTAATACCCTCCCATGGGTTTTCTTTGACTCCCTTTTGGCTTAAAATTATTTTTTTATCAGAAACAATATCATGTGCCCAAAATGTTATAGAATCTCCAGGTTTTATTTGTCCATTATTAAATAATTCTCTAGTC